AACTACTTCGGATGAAAAAGTATGTCCTGGTGTCATTCAAGCGATCATAGATGAACAAAAACCTACTCCATCCCAACACAGTTATATTCAGCTATTTTTACATCATTTAGGCATTCAATCTATTGTAACGAATAAAACACTGTTACAAAAATTATCTACTATGGAAGGAGATCCATCTATACTTGTACAACAACTCATAGAAACACAATTACCCATTGGAATCATTGCTATGGAAATGATAACCAATTCATTCCCTTTGAAGAAACATCCTTCACGAAAATATGAACAGTATGTATCTGCGATTGCTAAATTAGTGCGAATCTTTTTTAGAACAGATAAAGACGTTGTAGGGACAGTTCATTGTGATTGTCATCTTGGAAATGTACTGGCCATTGAAGATAGTGCAATTATTATTGATTTTGGTAGGACCGTAGATAGATACACCCCTTTTACAGCTGCACAAAAAAAAACCTTTCAAGAAACATGGGGTGAATCCTTAGATACAGTATATGACCGATGTTGCGCATTTGATGAAATACTATTTAAACCAAAAATAAGAGGAACAGATCATGGAGTAGAACAATTAGAAGAGTTATTAAATTTTTTCATCTTTATGGATTCTCTAAAAAATCAAAAATATGGTCGTACTCGCGTTCAACTACACGGTTTGTTAGAACCATTTGTAAAAAAAAATAGCGTAGACGTTTTTGAAATGCAAGAGTTCAAGGGTAGTTCTCTCCCCGATATTTTAGCTGAATGTAGAAGAAGTCGTGAAATAGACCATCCCCATAATGGTGCAGAACTTCGTAGATTACAAGAAGAAGGACGCATGTTTACAGGAGAATATACAAAACGCATTTATGGAGACCCTTTATTAGAAGAATTATCTCCACCAAATAGAAAAAGATATCGTTCCCTTGGACCAATGACTAATTCTGACAATGATGCTTTATTTACTCAATTGACCGTATATGGATTGACTGATAAAAAGGCACGCGAAATCGTAGACCTTTCAATCCAAGATATTCATCGTAGTATATATGATTTAGTTGTAGAGGCGTTACAAGATCCTTCCAATAGAAGAGGCGGAAATAATAAACGTATAAAGAATGTATCCAAGCATTCAACCGCACCACACCACCATGCTACACGTAGACACCCTTCCCAACGGAAAAAAAGTGGAACTCTACGTAGAGTGCAGCGGTAACACAAAGGGTATTCCCATTATTTATTTACATGGAGGACCAGGTGACCACATTACACCTCGTCATCGTCGTTGGTATGACCCCAAAGCATACCATATCATTTTATGGGATCAGCGCGGTGCTGGCCAATCCAAACCGACCAATCATACCGAACGCAACACGACCAAACTATTGATAAGCGATATGGAAAAGATTCGCGCGTATGTAGGAGCGGAGACGTGGATTGTTGCCGGTGGAAGTTGGGGGTCTTCGTTGGCCATGATGTATGCCCAGGAACATCCCGAGCGTGTTCGTGCGCTCCTTTTACGCGGTATTTACGATTTATCTAAACAAGACGTGTTGGATGCCATGTGGCCTGAACAAACGGATCAGTTACACAAGGTCTTGGGAATCAAATCTAAACGTCAAGAACAGCCAGCCATGAATAAAACCCTTTCTAGAAAAACAAAGAAATACCGTAAATTGGTTGAATTGATGAAGAATGATGACGTGATGACCGTGTTTACACCACCTAAAAAATTGGGGTACAAAGAAACGGAAACCATGACCATTATAGGAAACCATTATGATGCGAACAACTACTTTGTACCGAAGGATACCATTTATAAAAACATGCACAAGATCAAACATATTCCTACGATTATGGTAGAGGGGCGGTATGATATGGTGACCCCCATGGAAATCGCATATAAATTATCTAAGAAGTTTGACCATTGTCAACTGATGGTGGTTAAGGCAGGTCATGCTACCATAGAAACAGAAATTACAAAAGGATTAGTGAAAGCATCCGACTATTTTAAAGACAAGGTATAGTATGGCATTGACACTTGGTAATGAAGTTTATAAAGATGGAGAAGAGGTTGAATATAAATTACTACCCAGTTTGACTTATGGTAAGTTTCATGGTACAAAGTTTGGTGATATTGATTCCAGATCAGTTCCGAATGATGTAAAAGCTGGTATGTTACAATATAAGCATGGTGAAAAAACGTTTTGGTCCACAACTCCAGATGGATGGATATTAAAAAATAAAAGTAACGGAGTGTATAATTTCAATACAGAAGTAAATACTTTGAATGATAAGCCATTTGATAAAAACAAGCGTTTTAATATCTTATTATTGAAAAAGGTACAAGCACCAGCTAAAGTGGTAGCACCGCAAGTTCAAGTTACAGTAAAAACATTATCTCTTGGTGATGACGATTATTTGAATCATCAAAAGGTGGAATACCTTATTGTAACCCATCCTACACTCTACCGTCAATTATCCAATCAGTGGGTTGATCTTAGAGGTATGAAAGATGTTTTTTATATTCAAAATAAAGGTGAATTATTTTGCTATAATTGTGGTTCGCTTGCGAGTGGATGGTGGATTATAGAAGGTGGCAAAATGACACATGATTTGGCTAAATTTAATATATTGAATCATAGTACATTTAAACCAGATAAACTGAATATCCAATTGTTACCTAGCGGAAATATGACGGAAAGAATGAAACAAGTCAACGCAGAAAAAGAACGTAAAGCGGCAGAGGCCGTGCAAGAAGATCAAGAAGCAAAAAAAAATGTTACACCCATACCATGTTTACAAACGGCAATTAATTTAAACGATAAAGTTTCTTATGAAGGTAAAGAAGGAATTATAACTGGGTTTGAAATTACCTATACGGATCAAACAACACAAACTGTACGATGTGACGAGAAACTATTGTCTATTACTGCTGGAATTAAAAAAATAACAGTGACTCATTTACAAAGCGAAACCCTGGTGTTGTCTATGCGCATGTTGTAGCCGGTAGCAGAAAAAGACGAAAAAAAAATAAAAAAACTAGATATGGATTGGAAACAAGATCATGAATCTATTTTAGTCAATTGGTGTGATACTGCCCAATGTTACCGTTGGCTTTGTTTTGCTTCTCATGAAAAATACTCCAAGTTACAGTACATGTTTTCTATTCCAACCATTATCATGTCTACTGTCATCGGTGCAGCGTCCTTTACGACCATTGCTACCTCTACCCAATTTGGAGCCTATATGCCTCTTATCATCGGTTCAGTGAACATTACCATTGGTATTTTGAATACAGTCCAACAGTATTTCAAAATATCAGAATATAATGAACATTATCGTATTTGTGGGTTAGCATGGGCTAAACTAGAACGTACGATTGAATTTGAATTGTCCAAGTCACGCGAGGAACGAGGACCAGCAGGACCCTTTCTACGTAAAGCCTCTGAAGATTTAGAACGATTGATGGAAACGACGCCCCTTTTTCCAAAAGAAATTATTTGTGTCTTGGCCATGAAATTACAATCCGAACAATTTAGAAATGTAAGAACACCATCCGTATTGACCGAATTTCATCCATCTGCCGAGTATATTAGTTCATGGCATCATGAAAAGGACGAAAAGATAAATTCTATACTGTAAACGTAGTCAGATTATCAGGTTTAATTTCTTTTTGAAACAAGTGTGTATACTCTTCTGTTTCTTTTGCATTGTTGTACCATTCTGGATGATCGCGTTCCCATTGGTGTTTCATGGTATCATTCGTTTGAACCATGGTTGCGTTTATTTTATTCATGTCGTGTTCCCATACATTTTCATGTTTGATACACAATTGTTTTTCTTCAAAGCAATGTACTGGTCTCTTGTACATACCCAGCTCTTCAATACCATCACAAATCGTTTTGGAGATGTTAGTAGACTGAGGGAGTGTTTTGATGAAATCATTCCAATTAACGGCATCTTTACACGTTTCATTTAAAAAAACTTGAATGTTAATGACGTTTCCGATACGTGGAATTAATTCTTGTATTTGTTTCTGTTGTATTTTAATTTGATCAATTAACTTTTCTTGTTGTTCTTGTTGTTTTACTATAACGTTTGTTAGAGAAGTATTTGATTCCAGTACCTCTTTTATGGTAACTGGTTTTTCTATTTTACACGCCTTCTCATGTTTCCAGAATCCAGATCTAGTTTTATACTCTTTACCGCATTTTGTGCAAGTCATATCTTCACGAATTTTTGTTTCCTCTTCGTTAAATTTGTGTGCACGTGACAAATTATGTCTATAATAACTACTTTTTCTGCTAGTAACATAGTTACATTTTTTACATTCAAATTTTAGTGCACTATTTTTTGTTTCCATATTCAAACAACAAACCGTGCATTTAAGTTCTTTCGTTTTGAGGACTTTCAATTTGCACTATTTTTATATTCAGTAACAAAATTAATACTTATTTATTTAGTTATTACATCATTTTTCATGCAAATAATCGGTGCACTATTGTGTTTCCAAAAATGGAAACAATGTTTTTCAGTGTCAAAGTCGTTAATCATATATATATTTTCTTCTAGTAACATAGTAACAATTTTAAAGTCAATTATTGTTGCACTATTTTTGTTTCCATTTGGAAACAAATAACGTGCAAATAAGAAATGGTCGTTTTGGGGACTTTTTGAAAAAAACATTTTTTTAATGTTTCACTTTTTTCATAAAAAAAACGTACATTTACACATTTTTGAATCGCTTCCATTTTTATATTCAGTGACAATCCAAACAATATTTTATAGTTAATCCTTATCACAACTCGTGCAAGTAAATGTATCGCTTCCAATTATTTCCATTTGGAAATTTTTACATTTACGTGTCATATTGTGTTGATTATTATTAAAATTTTGCACGATATATAGTTTAGGTTTTATATTCAAAAACGATCGCTTCCGTTTATTTCCACGTTGGAAATAATTGGAAGCGGATACATTCTTCCCGTTTTTGGGGACTTTTTATAAAATTAATCTTTGTATTTTTTTCATGAAAAAACATCACATTTACATGTTTTCATTTGCAACATTTTTTATCTTCTATAACAAAATGCACATCAGTTTATTTATTTTCTTACATCATTTTCATGCAATATCTCAGCGCAACTTTTCTGTTTCCTAAATGGAAACATTAGGTTTCAGTAACAAAAGTGGATTATTATAGGATTATTTTTGCTAGTAACATTGTAACATTTTTATAATCAAATAATGGCGCAACTTATTTTGTTTCCAAATGGAAACAATAAACCGTGCAAATAATAAATGGCCATTTTGGGGACTTTAATGTTTCACTTTTTTCATGAAAAAAACGTGAAAATACATGTTTTCATTTTTGTAGATTAATGCATTCCACCAACTATGAATCTCTGTTGATATACCACTATACGTGAGAGCTCTTTATTTTCATCTATTAATTTTTGCATAACATCCGGTTCTGCTACTTTACAAGTTTTTTCATGCTTCCAATTTCCAGATTGTGTTTTATATTCCTTACCACATTTCGTGCAAGAAAAATCATCATTCCGTTTTATTCCCAAAATGGAATTTTTATGTTTAGTTGTCAAGACATGTTTATCATAATTGAATTTTTTGTTCGTTACATAGTCACACGATTTGCATTCAAAAATATCGGTGCTACTTTTTAATTCCATATTGTCATTAAAAAGTATTCTTTAAGTTTAAATCTGTCCAAGAAATAGAATGCGATGTTTTTGTCGGATACAAATGAAAATGGATCGTTTATAGTCTAGTGGTAACGTAAAGAGATGTTTCACGATATCCCCTACTGCAACAATCCATTCATGTATTTCATTGTGTGGATCAAACCCTTGAATATGAATACGTACGTCGCGTAAATCATGTACGCCACGCAAGATTTTCTTGATTTTTCCCATGAATCGGTGCATGTATCCCGCCTGTGATACTCTTACTTTTTTATAGACAACGTCTTGTACTTCCACGATACCCATGACACGCCTTGTCAAACAAGTGACTTCCTCTGAAGTAAACTTTTGAATATAAGGCCCACTATCTGCTTCCACCACTTTCATTTTTTAAAGAAAAAAAGTAAATTCAAATTCAATTTTTGGCAGAACCGAAGCTTACAGCTTCACCGGGTAGGGTCTAGACCCTACGACCCCGTTATTATGGGGTTATAGGACCATGCCCTTCTACAGGCGACGAAGCAGAACCGTAACTTTAAGGGAGGTGCGGAACCGTAGGTTCTGCTAAAATTGAAATCCATATCATTCCTTACTTGCAAAATGGAAAACACAAATTCAGTCATTTCAGGTTATGCATGGTACACTCGCTGCAAATCACCGTGGACACGTGCTTCAGAGGAACAAGTAGAGGCCGCCACCAATTATTTGAAGACCGCGCAAGAGGAACAATCGGTTGGTCAATTCAAGGATGTACGATACAAGGGTGATACCATTTATACGGTCTACATGCAAGATGATACTCTAGTGGAGTTGATATACGAAAAACTTTCAGCTTTACCGGTTAATAGGTTGTAGGCTATATTCCATATTCATATTATAGTATGAAGACAAAGACAAGAAAACATACTAGAAAAGGTGGTCAACCAGTAAAAAATATGCCAACTACTGTTAAATTTAAACCTAAATTACATGATAAAGACTGTGGTGCAAGTGTAGTTAAGTTTTTGGGATATGCTACGGAAACAGATAGTGATTATTTAGCAAGTAAAACACCGAATGGTATTAGAAGTCCTGTAATGTTAAAAATGTTATGGAGAGCTTATGGTAATATAGGGTTTAGATGGCAAATTGTAGAAAAACCAGAAGATTTACAAGAATTGAAATCAAATGAACGTACTATTGGATTTTATTTTTCTTCTGAAAGTTCTGGGCATTATTTTGTTGTTTATAGAAGACCCGGTTCTGCATGGGCAATTGATCCACAGACGAATCAAATTGTTCCATTAAAGGACTATGTAAACACACCCTATAAAAGAGTAACGTTTCATATTTGTTTAATTGATAACGATCAAGAATCTATAGAACATGGAGATTCTAGAATTACAAAAGAAATTATAGATGAAGTTCTACAAGAACAATCTGACCTTGCAGCAGAAGCCTCAGAAGAATCAAGACAAGCAGCAGAGAAAGCAGAAGATTAACGGGGTATACCCTACAAGGGATGCAGAGAAGCTTCCAGCGAACCTTCCAGGTTCATCGGGGTTGTAGGGGCTAGCCC